AGCAATATATCATCAGGAACTATTTCCACAGACAGAGTTCCTCAACTCACCAATGCAAAGATGCCTTCGAGCATTAGCATTTCTGGAATTATTACAGCAAGTAGTGGATTCGTTGGAAATGTAACTGGTAATGTCACAGGAAACGTTACTGGCAACGTAACTGGTAATGTTACTGGAAATTTGACAGGAAACGTTACTGGCAACGTAACTGGTAATGTCACTGGAACAGCAACAACTGCTACAGCACTCTCTGGAACACCAGACATTACTGTTGGTACAGTAACTGCAACTAGATTAGTTGCCAACTCTATTGACGTTCCTTCTACAGGAATTACAACGATTTCAAGATCTCTTGACGTTGGTGTTGGTGGTACAATATTTACAGCATCATCTTCTGGTGTTGGTATAGGCACTTCCATTCCAACTGTAACTCTTCAGATTAGAAAACCTTCTGGAACTTCTGTAGAAGTTATTTCAGATTCTGGGGAAAGTAATATCAGCATTGGTAATTCGGTAGGTGCTGGTAACAGTTCTGTTGTTTTGAGATACGGTAATATCGACAATGATTTCGATATTGTCAACAAAGATACTGGAAATATCAATATGTACCTCCATGCTGGAGGTTCTGGAATTGGAACTGGTAGATTTAATTGGTTATATGGGCAAACTAATGCCGAATTAATGTCACTTACCCACGATGGTGACCTGGGAATCGGCATTACAAATCCCTCCAATACCTTACATGTAGTTGGAACTTCTACAGTTACTGGAAATGCTGGGTTTGGTGGAAATGTAACTATTTCTGGAACATTGTCTGCGGGGTCTTTCTCATTCCCATCATTGATTATTTCCAACGTTCATGTAACAAGTGGTCTATCAACATTCAATGATGTCAATATTCTTGATGTTTTAGAGGTTACTGGTTCAATTGGAATTGGAACGACTTCACCACGTGCTGATTTTGACGGAACAGGAAGAAGTGGTGTTTTCGGAACTCTTGGCGTTGGAACTGATGCTCCAACAGGAAGTTCTTTTGAAGTTGTTGGAACTGCAATCTTTGATGGTATTGGTATTGGAACTACTTCTTCTGGAATCTATGGATTGCGTATTGATGAAGAAGAAATTCAGTTAAACGATACACCAGTAGGAATTAATAGTTCTACCGTAGCATTAGATGCAAATTCTTCTCTTGGAATCGGTGTTACAGTTGGTGGGTTGAATTGTGCTGTTGACTTCTCAAATGCAGGGGCTACCAGCGTAGTTGGTAGATTTATGCTTCCCCCAAGGTTGACCAACTCCCAAAGAGCAGGTCTTACTACGGTCTCTGGGGCAATCATTTATAACACTGATACCAACACACATCAAGGATTCAACGGTACAACCTGGAACGACTTCTATTGATTTATGAAAAAATTTGTTATTCTTGGGTCTGGGACTTCTGGATTGATTTCTGCTGCTGTAATAAAGAGATTCTGGGGTGATAAAGTCCAAGTATCTCTTTATTACGATTCCAATAGAAAGAATATTGGAGTAGGAGAGAGCACAACACCAACTATATTCTCATTTCTTGATATCATGGGTATCAGCACTGAGGATATGATAAAAGATGTTGGTGTAACTATAAAACTAGGAATCAATTTTAAGGATTGGATTCCTGGCACAGAGTTTTTTCATGGATTTCATGAGGTAGATTTCCAAGGAGAATCCGATGATTCTAGTGCATTGTATTCAATCCCCAATAATTGCTACAATGGTGGATTGATGTATGACAAAGCAACAAATACATTACCTCATGAAGATTTCAACAGATACAGTCATGCTCTACACATAGACACTCAAGTATTCTCAGACTATATCTTTAATAAACTCAAAGACGAGATAGAGTTTATTGACGATATAGCAGAGTCTATCAATGTCAGTGACGGAAAGATAGAAAGTATAGACTTTAAGAATACTGGAAATGTAACAGCAGACTTCTATATTGACTGCTCTGGATTCAATGCTCTGTTGATGAAGAATCTAGATACAAAGTGGAATGATATGACAGAATATCTTCCTATTGATAGAGCAATACCTCAACAAGTTCCTTATGAGTTTGAAGAGATACCGTCATATACTGTGGCAGAAGCAACAGATAATGGATGGATTTGGCAGATACCGATGCGAAAAAGATACGGCACTGGGTATTTGTATTCATCTAGATTTACATCAGACGAAGAAGCAAAAGAGAAGTATAATAGTTGGTTGATGGATAAGTTTGGAGTTGAGTTGCAGACAGATAGAGTAATCAAATATAAACCAGGATACTATGAAGATGCTTGGGTAGGAAACTGTCTTGCTGTAGGATTGTCTAGTGGATTTGTAGAGCCACTAGAATCTACTGGAATATATCTAATCATAAAACAAATATCGGATTTTGCTACTCTAAACAGTAATCTAAATTTCTTAGAATACAATAGAAAAAGATTTAATGCAGTCAATCGTATTGGATACGAATTGATTATAAACTTTATCTGCCTACATTATAACACAAACAGAGAAGACTCTGAGTTTTGGAGACACATCACTAACAATAAAAAAGAGTGGGTGAAAGACTTTGAAGAAAAATGTAAGTATGAGTTTCTGGATGTAAGTAGTCTTGGCGATAGTTCTGTCAGATTTATTTGGCATCTGGACAGTTATATTCAGGTTGCACATGGTTTGAATATGTTTGATAAGGATGAGATGCTGAGGTTTATAGACTCTAAGCAACATAAAAAACAGGTGATGAGTTTTGCCAAAGAGCATTATGATTACACTGAGATAAAAAAGAGTGAAAACAAACACGTATCACATAAGCAAATTATAGAGTCTATTGATAAATAAAGAAAAAAGCTAGTTTAATGGCTGTATCAGTATCTAAGGCGGGACCATATTACGCTTCGGGACAAATATCTTTCAGTTCTCTCCGTAGCAACTTTCGTGCTCAACAAAGAAAGGCAACTTCAGGTGGAAGTGAAACATTTAACTCAGATACTGCTTCGATTAGTGCATCACAGTTGCTTAGAAATACAACAACAACTAATACTAATCCAGTAGTTCCTAATGCCACAGAAAACGTCAATATAACAACAACAACAAATTGGAAAACTTCACAGTTTAGAAACTCGATTAAGTATTACTATGCAACTCTTCCAACTGCCGATAATGTAACAAATTTTGATATTGATTCTCAGAGTTGGAATAGCAATCTGAATAAAAACATCAATAAGTTTATGTTTATTGATGGAACTTGTGGATCTAATAGTATTAGTTCAACTGCTGCTGACTTTAATGCTACTGCCCATAATTTAACGATTGATGTTTATGGCAGCATTTTGGGATGTGGTGGTAGAGGTGGTGGAACTAGTGGAGCGCCAGACCCTTCAGGAGAGGGAGCAGGAACTGCCCTCTCTATGGCATCTAGTGGTGGAAACAACATAGTTGTATTAGTTAGATCTGGTGCCAGAATCTATGGGGGAGGTGGAGGAGGAGAAAGAGGTAAACAAGGAAATAATGGTAGTGGAGGAACTTGTGTAGACCAAACAACTAACTCTGGTTGTGGTGGTGCTAGTTGTCCTGGTGGATATAATCAAATAGGAAGATGGTCTGGTGGATGTTGTCAGACATACTGTACTGGTTGGGGACCTTGGAGAAACTGTAACAACTGTAGTCAAAATACCGTCTATGTTAGGTGTGAAAGAAGAACATCAACTTCTGGTGGTACTGGTGGTGCGGGAGGTACAGGAGGTCCCGGAAGAGGTTATAACAACCAATCAGGGTCTTTAGGAGGCGCTGCTGGATCTGCTGGTTCAAGTGGTGGTGGATGTGGTGCTCAGAGTGGACAAACTGGCGAAACTGGTGGTGCTGGTGGTGATTGGGCATCCGCAGGTGCGAACACTAACAACAGCGGAAATGGTGGCAGTGGAGCAAGAGCAATCTCTGGGTCTAATTACAGCGTCACAGGTACAATCAATTCCTCAACTATGAAGGGTGCCTTCAACCCATAAATATCATCAACTAGATTGATATTATGGATTTGATTATTACTGATGAGTTTTTTGAGTCTGTTGATAAAATAAGAAAGATTGCACTCTCGGTAGACTATACAACCCACGAAGAGATCTTTGAGCAGACTGGTGCTACTGGATGGGTTGGTCGCAGATCTAAGAAACTAAGTTCTTTTAATGATAGTTTTCTAGATGAGTGTGAGAAAAAAATACTTCTCCATCTAGAAGAAGTCTTTGGAGTTTCTGGATTAAAGATAACATCATTCTTTCATATTTGCTATGAAGAGTTGAAGTGGACAACACAAGAATTTGGTCTATACAAGTATCATAAAGATTTTCTACCTGCTGCTGGTGTTGTATATCTAACCCCAAATGCTCCAAAGGATATGGGGACATCAGTTCTAGATGGTGACAACAATAAGATTGTCAATGTAGATAATGTCTATAACAGATTAGTCACATATCCTGGTGATTATATTCACGCAGTTACAAATGTGTTTGGGGATAAGAATGAGAATGGAAGATTGACATTAAGTTTCTTCCTACATACGGAAGATGATGATTTGGACTATGGAAACCCATAATAAATACCTCAGAATTGAGTTACATCGAAATGTCTAGTGAAGTTTCATTCTTTGATAAAATAAAAAATCTTTCTGGTTTTTCTTGGAATCTTATCAAATATATCCATGAAAATCAAGACGGTATTCTATTTGTAACTGACGAAGTTCAAAGAGAAAGAATGTTGGTTTGCAGATCATGCGATAAGTATGATGAATTGCAAAACTCATGTAAAGAGTGTGGTTGCTATCTCCCCGCCAAAACTAAAGTAATCTTGGATTCTTGTCCTTTAGGTAAGTGGACTGAAGATAAAGATGCGTGGGAAGAGAAATTCAAACAGATCACAGAAGAACTTGACAACAACTCAGAATCCCTGTAGACTACCTTTGTCCCGGTTGAAGATGAGAATCTGAGCTCTTACCGGGACCGGTTAGGAAACTGTCACAGAGCCCATCGCTAGCGTCCCCTCCGTGCTATAATAAGTCTATCAACGACGGAGACTCAATGCAGTTGCGACCCCACCAGCAAGACGCAGTGGATTCTATGTTGGCATTTGATAAGGGTCAACTGGTCATCCCTACGGGTGGCGGTAAGACTCTTTGTATGATTTACGACATTATTCAGAATCAGAAATATATTGATAACGGCAACACTATTGTTGTAGTTGCTCCTCGTATTCTTCTTGCTGAGCAGTTGTGCTCTGAGTTTCTGGAGGTTATTGATACCACCAGCACTCATGTTCTTCATGTTCACAGTGGTGAGACTCATCACTTCTCTACCACTAACCCTAGTAAGATCAACCTGTTCGTCAACACTGCACGGACTGCTGGTGAGAATGTAATCATCTTCACCACTTATCATTCTCTGCACCGTCTGCAACAGGCAGATGTTGAGGTCAATACGATTTACTTTGATGAAGCACACAACTCTGTTCAGCGTAACTTCTTCCCTGCTACGGAGCACTTCTCTGCTAGTGCTGACCGCTGCTATTTCTTCACTGCTACTCCTAAGCACTCTGTTACTATTTCCAAACCTGGAATGAATGATCCTGAGGTCTATGGTCCCGTTATCTGTAATGTTCCTGCTCCTAAGTTGGTTCAGGAAGGTTACATCCTGCCCCCTAAGGTTGTTGTCAAGCAACTGGATATGGTTCAGGACAAGCAGATGATTGCCGATCGTGACTCTCAGAACCTGCTTGACACTATTGATGAGAACTCTTTGGATAAGATTCTTATCTGTGCTCGTTCTACCAAGCAGATTGTCAAACTGCTGAGTGAGTCTGACTTCCGCAAAGAGTTGTCTGAGCGTGGTTATTCTTGCATGTATATCACTGCTAAGACTGGTGGTGTTATCGACGGTCAGAAGGTCAACCGTGAAGTGTTCTTTGAGACTCTGAACGCCTGGGGTAAGGATTCCTCTAAGAAGTTTGTGGTTCTTCACCACTCTATTCTGTCTGAAGGTATCAACGTCAGTGGACTGGAGGCAGTGTTGTTTATGCGTAACATGGACT